ATGCTCGTCTAAGACTACATAAGCCTGTCCATCAATACGTAAGAAGTTCTTACCTGTTAAAGAATAATCATATACTACAGCAACCTCTACATTCTCAGAAGAATCATACCAGAATGCTCTGAAGTTCTTAGCAGAAGATGTACCGTTATAAGCGTACAATAAAGTCCACCTAGCAATGTTCCGAGTTGGAACAGTAAACATTGTTGTTAATGTATTAGCAGTAAGATTCTTGCCTACGGAATGTGGTCTACTCATTTAAGTACCAGTGTTAACAAGGTTATAATGATAAATCCAGCAGTACCGAGAAGAATCTGTTCTAGTCTCTTTAGTCTAGCATTAATCTGTTCGTATCGAACCTTACAGACTTCTTCGTGGCTTAGTAGTTTGAGTTCAGATTCAGTCATTTCGTTCTACCCAAGATGTTGTTGTTTCATCCCATGAATATCTCTTAGGATTCTCTGCTGTGCCTACATCGGTAGGATAAGGTACTGGAGAACTCCATAAACAAGTTTCCTCGCTTAATAACCAACTTGGAAATGGTTGTGGTGGAATAAAGGCATCTCTTTGGCTGTCATAAGTGTATCCAATACCAGCAAAGTTTTTACGCAATGGTCTACCTTCAGGATGTTGCCCACCATATGTATTGTAGGAAGTCTGAACCCATCCTGTACCAAAAAGACCTGAATCTATAACATCTTGTTCAGCAACAATTACTTGAGTAACAATGTTTTCTTCTACTTTTGCAAAATGTGCCATTTTTAATCCTTACAATGTAATTGAGCCTGAAGAAGTCCATTTATATATCCGATAACCGCCTGAAACTGTGATAGTCGGAGAACCAGTTGTAGATGTGGCAGCTGGAAATGTGTCAGCATAACGAATAACAACAATACCTGAACCGCCACTTGCGCTTGTAGATGTGCTTGATTCGCTGTGTGAACCGCCCGCACCGCCTCCAGTATTAACTGTACCATTCGTTCCTCCACCAGCAGCATTTATACCTGTATTTGATCCAGCTCCTCCACCACCTGCTCCACCTGCTCCAGCAGTTCCACCAGTATATGTTCCGCCACCGCCACCGCCAGCATATGTTACTGAAGTTCCAGTAATGCTTGATGCAGAACCAGCACCGCCCACACCTCCAGTTGTGCTTGTTCCGTTTCCGCCAACTGCTCCCGCACCGCCGCCACCACCACCTCCGTAATTTGGACCTGATGTAGAACCTGATCCGCCATTGTTTCCTTGTCCAGATGTTCCTGTTCCACCTGCTCCACCATTTGCACCACTCAATCCTCCCCCACCGCCAGAGCCGCCATTTGTATTTGCCGCAGTTGGCATTTGGTAACTATCGCCACCACCGCCACCGTTTGCTGTAATGGTACTAAAAACTGAATTTGATCCTTTATTACTATTTAAAGAAGTATTACTCCCTGTAAATGCTTGTCCAGCTCCGCCAGCACCTACAGTTACTGTGGTTTCAGAACCAGAGGATACGGCAAATCCTGATGCTGTTCTAAAACCGCCAGCTCCGCCACCGCCCCACATTTGACCGCCAGCTCCGCCACCAGCAACAATTAAGTATTCAACTTCAACACTAAAACCAAAAGACCTTTGGTTCATAAATGTAGCTTGTGTAACTCCACTCATGTTAGTCCACTCCCCGAAATAAGCCAGTTAGTTGAAGTAATTTTAATGGCTGTTGCTGATCCATATTGAGCTAAATTTCTAGAACCAGTCGTACCAGCAGAACTTAAATACATAGTGTCAGTCGTAATAGCAATAGTTACAACCTGACTTGTCATGTTAATAAATGTAATTGCTGTGCCAACTGGATAGGCAACAGACGAATTTGCTGGAATAGTAAATGTCCTAGCATTAGCATCTGATGAAGGATGAAGAATAACCTTACCCGAATCTGCAAGAACTAATGTGTATAGAGCAGATTGAGAATTAACAGGAACATTTCTAAAGCCAACGGCATCTGTACCATCTACAGTACAACTGCTTAGAGTACCGCTTGATGGTGTTCCAAGAACAGGAGTAACTAAAGTAGGTGAATTACTTAATACTACATTTGTTGTGCCTGTAGAAGTTGTAACGCCTGTACCGCCACGAGCTACTGCTAAAGTACCACTAGTAATATTACTTGCATCTGTACCAACAGAAGCAAACGATAGAACCCCAGAACCATCGGTTGTTATTGCTTGACCACTTGTTCCGTCAGCGATAGGTAATGAAAAGGTTACGCTAGATGAAGTATTGCCTGACTGTAATGTAGTTGTGCCAGCTCCACTAGCATTCCCTTGAATTTTTAAGTTGCTCATATTAATTCCTTAATTTAAAATTAACCATCTTTGACCTGTACCTACTGTAGCAGATATTCCTGTGTTTATTGTTATTGGTCCAACCGCTAATGCATTTTTAGAAGCAGTTACGGTATAGTTTGTTGCAATAGTTTGATTATTTTCTAATAGATCAGTAACAGTAATACCTAGATTAGCTCTAGCAGTAGGTGCATCTGCGACATCAGATAAGTTATTAGCTACTAACAATACACCAGCAGCGGACACATAAGCAGCTACCCATGCTGAGCCAGTATATACATTCATTACGCTGGATACAGTATTGTAGTATAAAGCCCCAGTTAAAAGAGCATTACCATCATTGTCTAATGTAGGGGCAGTAGATTTAGGACCTAAGTATCTATCATCAAAGTTATCATAAGCAGATAAAGCAGAATCACGAGCAGCCTCAGCAGCAGCCTGTGCAGTCGATGCGTTAGATGCTGACGTAGATGCAGAAGACGCAGAGTTACTAGCATTAGTTGCAGAAGTACTTGCTGCAGAAGCAGAATTACTAGCATTGGTTGCTGAAGTCGATGCAGCAGAAGCTGAGGAAGCAGCATTGGTTTCCGAAGTAGATGCAGCAGATGCACTGTTGCTTGCGTTAGTAGCCTGTGTCGTAGCAGTACTAGCACTTCCTGATGCGGATGTAGCGGAACTTGCTGCGTTTGTAGCAGATGTGGAAGCAGCCGATGCACTTGTCGCAGCATTGGTAGCTGAAGTACTTGCTGCAGAAGCAGAAGTGCTTGCGTTAGTGGCTTGAGTCGTAGCAGTAGATGCTGAAGACGTTGCACTAGAAGCAGATGATGAAGCATTACTTGCTGAAGTAGACGCAGCAGATGCTGAAGTAGATGCGTTAGTAGCTTGAGTAGTGGCTGTGGATGCTGATGCAGCAGCGTTTGTAGCGGATGTAGAAGCAGCACTAGCGGAACTTGCAGCGTTAGTCTCTGCAGTTTCTGCATTGGTTTCAGCAGTCTCCGCATTAGTCTCTGCCGTCTCTGCATTGGTTTCTGCTAATTCAGCGTTTGTTTCAGCAGTTTGTGCAGCAACCTGTGCTGCCTCTGCAGCTACCTGTGCAGCAATAGCAGCGTCTTTAGCTTGTAGTGCTAAGAGTACTTCACTTGCAGCGTCTTGAGTAGCATCGCCTGAACCACCTGCTCCACGATAAATTGCCAAGGTCTATCTCCTTATTTGTTTAAATACACTCAGCGAATGCACTTAAAGAAAACTCCCCAGCCGAAGCTGGAGAGTCTTAGGAACTACTATTAGCCGTTGACTGCTAATACAAAGCCAGTCTCAGGACGTACTACTTTAACACCGTAGAGGGTGTCAGCAGTGTACAGAGTAGATAAATACTCTTGTTTGTACTGAGTTTGGCTACGTACAGACATCTGCTCAGCCAATACCATTGTATCACGATGAGCCAAGATAGCTGCTTTAACATCTCCACCAACGCTGTTGTTAGCATCAGTTTCAATGATTGGAGCATTACTTGTTACATAGATATCGATACCATAGAGCTGACCGATCTGACCGTTGTTTACACCACGACCATCAACGAAATCAGAGCTATTGTAACGATCAATACCCATGATAGCTGCACGCAATGATGGAGGAACAGCGAAGAAACGACCATCCATTGGGGTATCAGCATCGTCCATGAGCTTGATCAAGGCACGGAAGCCAGCGTCAGTAAATACGTCAGCAGAAACTACAGTGTCTTCAGCGTAAGCTGTGAGACCAGTAGAAGTGTCGATGTAATAGCTGGTGCTGTGTGTCCAGTCAGAAGCGTCATCGTTACCAAAGGACTTACCTAAACCAAACAACGTGTCGTCAACCTTCTTAGCCAAAGCATAGCCAGCGTCGTCAGTGTAGAAACGACGTAGTGATGCCAAAGCCTGAACTTCGACGATGTCCTCGATGAAACGTGAGTACTCGAAATGCTGGTCAATCGAAACTAATACTTCTGTCTCGGTATCAGCTTGGATGGTAACTGTAGTGTTAGCTGCTTTAGCTGTTGCAACACCACGTGTTGGCTTAGGAATATGGAGCGTATCGCCCTTCTTACCTTTCATGGTCATTTTATTGACCAGGTTTGCCAATACTAGGTTCTTCTGATATGCAGCGATAACTTCGTCAGACCAAATCTCTGGAATGAACTTGTCTGCTGCTGTTTTGTTAACGATGGATGTTGATCCACCTGGGTATGCGACTGCTGCCATTTTAAATCTCCTAAAATTAAATTAAATTAACGTACCCGTCCGTCTGCGTAAGCTTGTAGAATTTCTTCTGCCATGCTTTCGTATCTGGAAGGATCTTGCATTCTTAAGCGAATAAGATCTGCACGACGATAAACAGGTTTTGTTGACTCTCCAGTGCCTCCTTGTTGGACAGCAGCAGTCTTAAGTGCCTTGCTTCGGCTTTCTCCATCGACCTTCTTCAGCGACTCGTCAGCAGCTTTAGTAGCTTCTACTTTTTGTTGTTTGACGTTGCGTATAGACTTATAAGTCTCTAGCAATTCTAATGCTGAATCTACATCGTAGTTGTTTGCCTTAGCAAATAATTCCATCCGTACCTTTGATCCTTGAATCCAAGAAGCAAAGTCTTCAGATTGTGCTACACTTAAATAATCAGGATGAGCTTTCTCAATCGTCTGCAATGCACCTACTTGGGCTTGTTGAGCCTGTTGTTCTTGCAATTGCTTTAAGAGTGGGTTATTCGCTACTGCCTGATTTACTGCCTTAGCAGGGTCTTCGTACCAATCAATCTCTTGTGCTTTACTTGGCTGTGTGTCGTGCTTCGTTTCGAGTTGTTGCTTTAGAAGTGAATCAGCTAACTTGCGTACTTCACCAACCTCTTGTGCCTGTCGTCCGATTAACTTCTCGGCTTCTTGATGCATCCTGATAATCTCGTCTAGAGCTTTACCACGATACTTCTCAGGTAGTTCAGGAGCAGCCTCTTCAGGTTGTTCTACTTGTTCAGTAGACTCTGGTAGTGCTACGTCTTGTGTTGGATCAATGTACTTCTCGTCAGTTACTTCTTCTTGCCGTTCGATAAAATTAGCAGCCATGTATATTCTCCTGTCGCAATGCGATTTTAGGACATTTAAAATAGCTCGGTGGTCAAGAGTCCATTTACGAGCCGTGATTTGCTTTTGTTTTTCTTTCCAATGTCAGCTTCTCAGCTCTCATCTTTGCCCATCGTGCAGTAGCACTAGGGAAATCTCCACAGATTGGATCTAAACCCAACCTAGGAGAGGAAAGAATGCGAGTAGCAATCTCGCCACACTCACCACACCGAACTTCTTTTGTGTCTACATCGACGAAGGCTTCGGTGATATGCGAATTCTTACATTCAAATTCAAACAGTCGTCTGGGCATTGTCTTCTTCCTGCTGAAGCTGCTCATATACTTCTTCGCTAGACTGTTTTAAGTTCTTTAGCCACGTCATAATAGAGACTTCGCCCTTTCTGAAGTGGAGCTGCTCAACAGTTTCTACACCTTTGACGGTGTCTGTGGAGCTAAGCATTAAATCTATGTCTTCTAACAGATCCCGCCACCCCTGGGTAGCTGTCATACTGAATCTATTTTCGTAGTAATCTTGTAGTTCTCTATTCATTCTCTTTTTCCTTGACAAGGAGAGTTTATTGTGGTAATATATACTTATATTATAACATACTTTTTACAATTTGTCAAGCTTTATTGCATTTTTGTAGCAGTTTGTAACATAGCAATACGCTCATTAGACATCATATCAGCCTCTTTAAGGGCTAGATTAGCGATTTTTTCCACCTGTGTAAAGGGGTCAGCACCCTGTGGCTTATTCGCAGCCTCTACAGCCTTGATTTGGGTCTCTACAGGGATTGCCTGAGCCTGAGCTCCAGCTCTTTGTGCCTCAGCCATCGCCTTAGCAGCCTCAGCCTGGGTCTTCTGCAGGGTAGCCTGAGCTGTAGCCATGGCAAGTTGCTGCATTTGCTGCTGCATTGGGTCAGGTTGACTCATTTGTTGGAGTCCTGCTACGATTTCTTCACGATTAGAGATACTAGAACCCTGAATTACACCCTGTAATAGCAGAGGAACTATAGGAGATTCTGCTCCTAAGGTGGACATTAAGCCCATCATCTGCTGTTGTTCGTACTCACGAGCTACCATTCCTAAGGTAGATACAGGCAAGAACACA